GGCACAACAGGGGCGCATTGCCCGCATAATCTGAGGATTTACGATATGAAAACAGTTTTCAATAACGATATGGTCGCGCACGTTTGGGCCGCTCAGTCTCAATCTGAGGGGCGCAGCTCAAACGGCAATTTTTACTTCCGTGACTCCGTGATCTATTCCTATGGTTCACACTTTCCGATTGCCAAAATGCACAACGGGATTGTGCTGTTCAATGCGGACTCATATTCGCCTAGCACGCAACGTCACCAAAGTTACGCGCGCCATGCGGTAACGCACCTTGAATCTGTATCACTGCCCGAATTGGACTCCGTGCTGCATATCATGGCCCACAAGTCTGACAATGCCTTGCGCGCATATATCAAGCGGCTGTCTGAAAGGATTGAATCAATCCGCGACAAGATGAGTCGTATGCGCGCGGCATGGAAAAAGCAGAGTGCGCAAGGTGAGATTGATTCATTGTGCCATGCCGCGCGTTTTGTGTGGTCTGACTTGGCTGGCCGGCGGGGCGATCCGTTTACCGCTACATCGCGCGAATTGAAAAAGGAAAAGCGCGCCGCCGATATCCGCAAACTAGAGCGTATCCGGGATGCAATCGAGCAAAGCGCAACGCTGGATATCAACGCGGCAATTGAGAAGGCAAACGCGACACGACCAGACTTTGACGCTGAATACTATGAGCGAGTCCGCTGGATTGAGGCTGTTAGGCGCGCTCAAATTGAGGCGTTCAATGGCGGCTTAGACCCTTTCCAGATAAAAGCCGCGCCACGTCTTATGGGCAATGCTTGGCTATCTCAAACAATGGCGATTGAATCTGAGCGGGGTGCGCGCAATATGCCGATTGAGACCTATGCGCGCAACGCAGAACTGTGGTTTAAGTCTAGCAATGACGCCATGAATCAGGAAAAGCTGACAAGGTGGCTTGCGGGCGAGTCTGACATACTGCGCGGCACGCTAGGCTCAGTCCCTATGATCCTGCGTATCAAGGGGGATGAACTGCAAACATCTCGTGGTGCCTCTGTACCGCTTGATCACGCAATAAAGCTAACCTCCGTTGCCATGTATTGCCGCAAGGCAGGTAAGGGGTGGGTACGCAATGGGCAACAACATCGAGTCGGCCACTTCTCTACTGACAAGATATCAAGTGAGGGGGATCTAACAGTAGGGTGTCACCTGATTAAATGGCGCGCGATTGCCGATTGCGTGGCGCGCTTTTCTGACCTCTTGCCAGATGATCTAGTGCAATCCGTAGTCACTGCATAACCGCGCCACAACACTTGCCACAACGGCACAACAGGGGCGCATTGCCGATATGACTTTTTCGACACTTATTGAGGATGAAACAATCCTCCACACTACTACCACTGGCACAATGTACCGGATTCAATTCCACCATGATTATGACGCGCAAAACCCTTGGGAATGGTGCGATGGAATGGTGCCCCTGTCCGTGCTAGTTGGGCGTGGCCATGAGATTGATCACTCAGGCGAGTATGATATTCTTGATCCGCTTTGCCAGATGCCTGAGGCTTGGATTACCCGCAATCGCTTTGAGATATCACGTATCCTTGATATGGGCTTTGGTGACGTGGCAACGCTAGACTCCGCTATTCGGGACGAACAGTATCACTACAGTGATCCGATATCAGATGTTCGTATAGAATATTTTCAGGAACATCTTTCAGGGATGTATACCTCCGACAAGTACGAATCCATCGCTGCAATCTGGAGACTGCGCGGCATACCCGCTCAGGTACGATCAACGCAAGGATACAGTCAGGGCGACTACTCTGAATTGCTATTCGTGGCTCATCCTGACTTTGTGCGTGATATGGGTTTCCGCAATATGCGCGATTATATCAAGCGCTGTGGCTCTGACTTCGACTCTGAGGTGAATCAATACGGCGCATGGTGCTGGGGCGGAGTCATTGGGTACGTTGCTGAACGCATTGATCCTGAGGAATTGAGGGAAACATTCGCGGCGCATAACTGCACAATCGAAAAGCCTCACGATACGGCATTGAATGAACTTGAACTTTGTGAGGATGTTGACTCATGCTGGGGTTTCTTTCCCGACCACGATCAAGATTACTTCCCATTGCAGCGCAATCACGCATACGCGATATCTGAGGCGATTAGCGCGTGCGAATACGATGCAAAGGCAATCCAGCGCGGTCGCGCTGAACGATTGAAAGCCATGATCCGCTCAGGCGCGCCCCTGTACGTCCGTGCGACCTCAATGAACGAGGTGACGGTATGACTGCGCGCAAGCCACACAAGGGGCGCGGTGGACGCGATAACACTGGCAAGCCCAAGGGGTGTACCCACAACAATCCCACAAACGGGGCAGCTCTAGGCCTCATTCCGGGTGCGCGTGTGGCCCTTGCTCAGGCGCGATTGTCTGCTGGTATAAAGCAAGGTGAACTCGCCACACTGCTCGGTATCAACAATGCCCACTATGGCAAGATTGAACGTGGTGAAACAGGCCTGAGCGCAGAACGCGCGGCTATCCTGTGTGGGCGATTGCACCTGACGATCCATGAGATTGTGAAGAGGACTCCAAAATGACACAGCGACACAGCGACACAATCCAATGGCTCAATGACAACGCCACACATATCGCGTCAGGCTGGTCAGTCTGGCAAATTGGCGGCGGATGTACGGCATATGGCGCGCGCGGTGAGTATCAAGGGCAACGGGCACAATTCCTGCTATCTCACGATATGGTCGCAGAACCCTCATTCGTTCAATCTGGTGATCCTTGGCTTCTATGTGCATACGTCCAGAATGATAAGGGTGAGGTAACGCACATTGCCAACCTGTCCATGGACCAAACGGATATGCGCAATGCAATCGCTCATGTGGACCTGCTTGCTGAACTTGAGGGCTTTTGAATCATGGATGAATCAAAACGCATAACTACCCCTCTGAGGGCTAAGAGGCTGGCATTGGGCTGGACGGTATTCGATACCGCTTACTTCCTGAACATCTCGCGCAGAACGATCATGCGCTGGGAGGGAGTAAGCCCAAAACACAAGCCGCCTGAGGCGATACTGGACGCCTTGGATTACGCGCTCGAACACGGATATGACAGTGACGAATTGAACTGGCGTGGTCATGGCGTTGATCCTAAAAAGTGGCGTCCAGTTACCGTCAACGGGATATCCGGCCCTGACGTTAAAAAAGACTTGAACATCGAATAAGCGCTTGCAGAATCACTTGCCATAATGGAATCTAAGCAAGGCAAATGGGCGCATTGCCCGCAACAAAAGGAAACGACACTATGACAATCGACAATCAAAAATATCAGGAACTTCTGGACTATGCTGGCGATACCGTAGGGGCTGGCGACGATATCGACGTAACATTGCACCGCATCGCACGCGGCAAGCATTACAGCGCAGATGAGGCAATCAGCGCAATGACGTGTATCGCGCGCAGTATGCGCGTTCTGGCAGATGAGATTGAAAACAAGGTCATGCAAGCCAAGTGCGCAAGTGCCCACACTATGCGCGATGAACTGCGCGGCAACGGCTGGACACAAGAGGGGCCAGACTGGGTAGAGCGGGACTCGTTTATCGGGCTGTCCATCGCTGGCTCCCTTGAGGAAGCATATGACATGCTTGTGAGTGATCAGGAGGCAGACCTGTGAACGATACACCAAAATTCCGGGTCACTACTGTCCAGTTTGCAATCCCTCAGGATGATCTTGCCTTCGAGCTGACCTTCCTGCGCGGCATGATTCAGGATCAATTCTATGACGCAGAGGGAATGTCAGGATCATTCGTGGTCGTCGGTACGCAAGAGTACGATGAGGGTCCGCTTTACAATATCGACGGGGAATACAGCGCCGCTGCTGACTTCTTCGATGAATACGAGGGTGTCCGCTCGGTTGAGTGGAACGCCAAGGGCATCATTGAGGCCGAGGTAGTAGAGCGAGATATCCAGCGCGCCGATGATTTACTGACGCTCGAAGAATGGGCTAAGTGGATTGCCGCAGATGATAACTTCCTGACCGTCCGCGGCAATGATCCTGAGACTGAGGAATTGATCAATCGACTTGTCTCTGAGGGTCTCTTGTTTCTGAAAATGGATAGGTACGCCCTGACCTGCGAAGGATTCGCGGCAATCGGCTGGGGAGTGTGATCATGTACCAACTGATTGAGCAATTCGCTGGTTCCACAATGGCCGTTGAGACCTTTTACAGCCTCACACAGTGCGTTGAGCGCGCCATGTACCACAACATCATCGCAGACGGGCTTGCCGCTTTCTACTGCGTGCCTGTGGGGGTGACGCAATGACCTACCCTGATATGTCAAATACAACCGATACCCCTGAGCGTTTAATCCACAATTGGGGTCCATTCGGAGATGAGGGTTGGGCAGTTTTCAACGGAGGCGCCGATTCAAGGATTGAACGCATCGACGAGATTGCTGCGTTTGACGATGATCCTGACGTGTGGGACTTCATCGCTCAACGTGTGCTTGCTGGCTCATCGCGCCACACGGACGCGCTGAGGGAGGTCTTTAAGGACAACCCAGATGAGCGCGCAGAGATAACTCGCCATTGGGGGGCTTCTATCACACGTCTTGTGGATGAAAAGCTGGAGGCTGAATAATGACCCTCGGTATCAATGCAATCAACGTGCGCTTCTTCGCCTACACAACCGACACGCCTGACGGGGGGGCGGATATCATCGAGATACCGGAGGCCGACTTTGTGACACTAGGCGGCAGGATCACATACGAGCGTAATACCGTTTTTGCTAACGGATGCCGCCAGATATGCCTCCACACAGACGCATACGTTGACGAATAACCGCGCACCAAAGCGTGCCAAAATGACAATTTACGGAGATACAAAATGACAAAAATGACCTACAAAGGCGAGTACGATACCGCCCAAAACGCAACCTATGTCTGTAATTCATGCGGCAACGCAGAGGGCATGGGGCCAGATGATCCACGGCACAACCTCAACACGTTCACATTCAACGCAGAGAGTGAGGAGATGGTGTGCCGTGAGTGCAGTTCTCTGGACGTGTATTGCGAATTTGAAAGCGATGAGTGTGAGGATCAGAAATTCAAAATCGAGGTAGCAATGGACGTGCGTGCCTACGGTTACGTTGAAGTTGAGGCTGAGACCGTTGAGAAAGCGGTTGAGTGGATTGACGATGTACTCATCGCTGACAACTTCCAGCCACATGGTTCCAGCGACGATCTGGACTACTCCACGCCTGTCAATATCGTCGCTATGCGCTGTGACGATGAGGAAGGTGAGACGCTATGGGACGACTACATGGAGGTTCCAAGTCGCTGGACGCCGAAGCCTTCAATCGGGGAGATTCCTGGTCCGACCTGTTTCAGCGTGGAGGAGTCTCTGGAAACAGTATGGAGCGCACTGCGAGAGTTTGACAATCACTGCCTTCCAGTGAGTGACGCCAGCACACGCATCTGGGATGATATCTGCACCGCTATGGCGTGGATCGAGGAGGCGGTTAATGGCGATCAGGATCAAGGCAACGAGGTCAAAGGGCGGGTGACTGTCTGGACCGTCAGCTATGACACAGATGCAGGAACCTCATCCGATGTGGTCACGTCATACGAGGCCGCGCAGGGGCTTCTTTCCGACTTCGTTGACGCATACTGGCGCGATGAATACCCAGACCGCGCAACCATGACCGCCGATGAGGCATACGATTTTCTTGGTGAAGAGACTCACTTCGATTTCCCAGATACCTGCATCATCGACTGCCATGAGATTGTGATCGGCGGTGCGGCGTGAACAAGGGTCTGTATTACACACCAATCCACGATGCCCTCATGGGTGTCTTCTGCTGGCAACGGAACTCCGATCAGCAGACGACCCTCTGGGAGGTCGGGCAGGATGCCATTGAACTTTTCGAGTGGTGCAAAACCGCAGAACCACATGAAATTGACTTCGCCGCACAGGTGGCTTTCGCAGAAATGGAGAAAAACCCATGACCGAATACAACCTCACACAAGTACAGCGCAACATCCTTATGGATGCCCTGAATCGCTATGAGTACGACCTGCTTCACACTGATGGTGTCGAGGTACCAGAAGGGGTAGCTGGAGATTTGCGCGCGGCACGGCTGGCAAGTGAACTCGCTAACGCTGTCTATGACGCCAAGGACGTAAAGATGGACATTGGCACCGAGGGCTACACAGTCTGGGTTTGGGCTGGCTCTTACGCACAAGGCACCCACCACGTCAGCTATCACACTGGCACCCTTGAGCAAGTCAAGGCGGCAGCGATCGAGGAGGCGATTGGCGACTGGGATTATGAGGATCACAAGGAAAGCCTTTGTGTTCTGGGCGTGGTTGAGGGCGACGTAACTTTGGTGGAATGGGATGAAATGGCATGAGCATTACACACAAAATGGCACGAATTGCCTGCGATATCGTTGAAGCATGGGCGGAGCCGCATGAGTTCGAGGAAATCAAGCGCGGCGAGAATCCTCACGACTTCATGGACGCGAATATCGCGCTCTACGGCGCGTTCGCGGGCGTCATGTTTCAGGAGGCTGATGCTGGAAATCAAAAACACGCCGACCTAATGAATGATGCTTGGCACCTGTGTCAGCTCGCTGTCTGGGATCGGAATGAGCTGCGCAAGATGGAGGAAGCACTGTGAGGGAATTTTCATTCGACGCCCGCGCATACGTGGCTATCCGTGTCTTCGCTGAAACCGAAGAGGAAGCGATGAAAATGCTGCTGGACAACGTACACATCGCGGACTCAAACCTTGGCGCGTGGCCCAATGGTGATCCCATCATGGCGGAGGTCACAATTGAACAGGGTGACGTGGACCTCATTGAAGTGGATGGAGAGCCAGTATGACCTCCCTCACAACCCGAGATCTGATTGATGACGACCACATCGCAACTTCGATCCTCAAGCGGGGATACCGCGTAGATGATGCTCTGTCATTTATTCGCAATGCCCCTCAATGCCTGATTGAGAGAGTGGCGAACAACGTAGGTATGATCGACCACGTTACGATATGGGATACTCAAGACCCGGAAGAAGGATTCTGCCTGACGCTCGACAACACGGTTGAGATTATCTCTGAGTTCCGCGACCACTGTGAGTTCGTTGAATCCGAGGAGGCAGACTTTTGATATGGCGCAATGACCTACCCGCCCTCAAGGATCACCTCAACAAATACCCCCCAACCAAGAAATCGCGCAGCTACGGCAGGGGCCGCAACATCCAGCACGCGCCCTCCTTAGAGGGGATGCGACTCAGGGGTCAAACCATCTCTGATCTGGACCTGCGCAACGTGATCATATCAAGCTCGAACCTGAGGGGGGTTACGTTTGCTCGCTGCTTGATGTCGGGCGCTGTCTTCAATGACTGCGATATGTCTGGTGTGAGAATCCGCCAAAGCAATACCCTTGGCTCCGTTTTTCGCGGCTGCGACCTTGGTGGCGCTCGGTTCCATCACTGCCAGATGGACAACATGAAGGTTGTGCAACCCAAATCAATACTGCACGCCCACTTCATTGAGTGTCACGGTTTCAAGGTTGTGTTCGATATCCCCCACGGACTTCACCGAGGAGATGCAGGCATCACCTTCACAAGGTCTCACATCACCAGAATTGACGCACACAGTGCCTTCTGCCTGTCTGGCGCGCACTTCATCGGCCTGTTTGCCATTGTGCCAGTTATATCCCTCAGCAGGGCGTCTGACTCCTCAAGGTCGCGCACTAGCTCCCTTGGGGCGCTGGCGCCGTAAACGCCTTTCAGCTTACTCTTGGAGACTCGCCGGACAGGGACCAAACCCCCGCCAAACTTCGACCTGATCAGGAAGACCTTTTTGTACTGGCGCGTTGTCGCCCAAGGGACAGCACCAGAAACACGCCGACCAGCGCCGCCGAGTGATGACATGCGGAAGCTGGAGATGAGGTTCGGTCTGGGCTGCTTGGTACGAACGATTCCCGTCAACCCGCTTACGCTAGGCATAACCGTGCTGAACGTGCTGTCAGGCTTACTGCGATCCTCCCAGCGCCCTCGGTCTTGAACGATCTGCTTGCCTCGTGTCGCGCCGCGCGCAACGCCGTCCATGATGGTTCGCTGCGCCACCTTTGAACGGAAAGAGCGCTCGACCTTCGCCAGCGCTCCTGCAACCTCTGCAATATTTGAGTCGAAGTATATCACGGCCTTCGTCGCGCTCCGAGTGATGTGAGTCTGCGTGCAGCGGCACCAGCGGTTGACCTTGCGACCCTCCTGGTCTGCGTGGCTGCCTGCTTATACCTGCCCTGCTTGACGTTCTCAGCGGCGCGCTTCAACTGCGCTTGGCGGGCCTTACACCCAAAGCAAGGCTCCCCCTTACTCACTGAAACATAACACCGACTGACGGGAGCTGCACTTCTGTCCGATCAATGACCTTGATTGCGCGATCCATATCACCGGACCCGCCTGAGGTTGATCGCTTCTGCAATTCCTCAATGAACTTTGCGCGTGCATTCTCCGTTGCTGCCACCATGATACGGTTCACCTCACCGATTTCAGCCTGCTCGTTCGTTGCCTTGCCAGCAATCATATTCATCTCTTCCCTATTGCGCTTAACACCTCTTGAGCAGCTAAAACCGCCCAAGTCTTGAATTTGGCCTGATCACCGCCGCCAGCAGCGCAGGCAATCTCCATAACCTCGATCGCCGTGTCTAGCGGGTGTTCATTCTTCACAACGTGGACCTCAAAGCCCAGCCCCCGAAGTAACTCATGCCTGTCCTTCTGCTCTGTGGACAGACGCCCCTTCTCAGTCTTCAGCTCAACCGATATCAACTTTCCACCGTCGAGGTAGATACGGATATCGGTCTCTCCGGGTGTGAGACCCGTAAGGGCAGCTGTAGCCGCAGCTTTTGCACCCCTTTTACCCGCATTCATGTCGCCCGATGAAGTGATCGGAAAACCGTCTCTCTCTGCCTTGCGAAGCGCTCTGATCGCGCATGCTTGATGGACATCCTCAAGAAATCTCGATGCCTGAGACTTTCGTTTTACAGTTTCATTTTTGCCTCCCAATTCTCGGCCTCATCAGCTTTTTGTGCCATTCGATGTTGCCAATGTGGCACTGGTCTCAATCTCGGTCAAGCGTCCATCGCATATTTTTTTACCAAGGCGATATGCAGCCTCGCTCTGGATGGCGGTCAGGCCACGCGAGCACACGTCAGCCCAGCACATCCACAGATCAACATCGCGCGCCTCCTGAGCGGACCTCAGGCCATCTGTGGCGGCAACCCACTGCCTGCGCGTCTCGTGTGAGACAGCGGCGACCAGACGCCCGAACCCCCCGAAGCGCGATGCCGCCTCGACACCCGCAGCCCTGAGCGCAGAGCCAGTAGGTT